CTCTCACTTACCGCCTGGGTTTAAAGACCATGTATCGGTTGAAGTTCAAAACTTCAGTGAAATGGGGAACGGTTATACGTTCCCGTTACAAACGCTGTGCTTCTATGCTTTGATCCGAGCGGTTGGTGCCTATTATGGGGTTTCGACCCCAATTGGGCCCAAATATCGCTCTATCCTCGCTAAAGAAGCGCGGCGCTTGTTGATGTCATCGAGTGAGTACGAGAAGAGATTCACGTACCCATTCGCGGCATTTGGGGACGACCTTATTGTTCCGGAGGAGGTCTATCACCTCGTTTGCCGTTTCTTCCAGAATATCGGAGTTACAGTAAACGAGACGAAGTCCTTTGGAACAGGTCCCTTCAAAGAGTCCTGCGGTGAAGACTATTACCGTGGGTTGAACGTCCGCCCAGTCACTTGTGAAAAACTTGATGACCTTGCGGACGTCCTGTCTCTCTTTAACCGTCTCGCGTTTTGGGCTACTGCCTGGGATGTTGACCTCACTTCCACTCTCTCATACTTGAAGAGTGTAGTCAATAAGCGTAATCCGTTTATTGGCTTCGTCCCCTTGTGGGAAGACGTTTGTGCAGGTTTTCACATTCCTGGCATGTTTATCCAACGCGTGGCCGATATGAACCTCACCGTTTGGCAACGGATGAAGCTCGGCCCTTTTGACGGTTGGAGCTACTCTCCATATAGACCAATCCAAACTTACCGTTCTCTTGACGTCAAGTACGACAAGAAACGGCGCACTCAATCTAAGTGCGCATACGTTGAGTTCTCCGACTACGGTCACAATTACATGATCGATTCGAAGGAAGCTAAACGCATTGAGCTTGGAAAAAGGCCTAGAGCATGTACATTCACGCGGATATCCAACCCGCGCGGATACCTACTCTCCGTCCTTTATGGAGGTATTGTGTCTGGCACAAAGGTGCCCATTCGCAGCAATCGGGTATCTTATAGTCTTCGTCCTGCACGGGTGGTCCCTAACTGGGATTACGCTGGCCCTGAAACATGGGCTTTAATGCAGAAGCTTGGCATCGATGTACCAAGCTTTAGGCGAAAAACTTCCGGGGACTTTCTCCCCTGGGCGACCCGTATCGAAGCATTAGCCACGCTTTGGTCTCGTTTACTAAGTTGCTCTGGTCGAGAGTCAACTTAGTATTAAGGTTTCAGCAGG